ACCTACACTCATATTTGTTACTTTATAGAGTGCTTTGAACCAACCACCAATGACTGCCAAACCTATTTGTAAGTCATATCTTTTTCCAGGTTGCTCTAAGAAAGTTAATCCTACAAACCATCCCAATGCAGACTTTGCTAACCACTTTAGGGGTTTTAAAAGTGCTTCTAACCACCCCCATTTTTTAGACTCACTTCTAGTTTCTGACTTAACACCACTCTCTACATCTTCCTTCTTTATATTTTTATTGTATGCCTCTTCCTTTTTTCTATCTTCTTCTAGTTGTTTTGCTCTTTCTGCTTCTGCTTTAAGTAATGAATCCTGTTGTCTTGCTAAGTCATCAACTAACAACTGACCAATATCTGCCACAGCATATCCCAACCTATTGATACTAAAAGTCAAGGTCTTAACTGGATCTCCCGCAGGACCACTAGGTGTCGGAGCAAGAAATTTTTTAATCTTTAGTGTTGGTGATTTTGCCACTTACAGTGTTTGATGTTGTGAATTTGCCTGTTTCTGACGTGCTTCTTCCTCACGAAGATGTCGTATGAGCATATTTACATAGACATCCCTCTCCCAAGGCATCATAGATTCTAATTCAGTCAGACTATACTTATGATGTTGCATTAATGCAAAGTTCACTTCATATAGATTCATCAATGTATCGTGTGAGAGGGCTATGCGAAAAAACTTGCCATCCCCTCCAGAACCATCTCACTCTTCTTCTCAGTCTTTGGATTGAAAACTTCAATAGTATGAGATACTTTAGGCATTGATTCAAAAAAGTTTTGCACTTTCTGAAACTGCATATTGTTCATAGTTTCAAAGAAGTTTATGAGTTCTCCTTTCTTGTATGCTTTTGCGTTTTCTACCTCTTCACCGTTGGCAATTTGGTCTACACAATCTGCTGCAAGTTGGAAAATGTCATCAAGTTTAGGATCATCTGCTAGATTATTCTTTACAAATGTATCAATAGAAGGATACTTCATCACGAGTGTGACTTCATCAGTAATTTTTATTTTATTTGTATGTTCTTTTGGAACAACTACTTCTACTTCCTCAAGATTAACTTCTACTTCAACTTGAGTCTCGTTATCATCAGGAGCAATGACTTTAAATTCACTGACTTCACCTACTGACTTAGCACGAATACGTAAGAACAAATATTCAATATCAAATGTAGCAAGTGTTTCTATTTTTTTAACACTCGTACAATTTTTAATAATCTCTTTAACTGCCTTGATCATTTCCTTTTGATCTTGAGATTCCATTGCCATATAAAGCAATTTCTCTTCACGAACTAGGAATGGACGGTATGTTACCTTTTGACCGAACGGTAGGGTACATTCATACTCAGGGACCACGAGGGTCGGCAATGGCATTGGCATAGTTTTAAATTCAATTCAGTATATAGTTATTTAGCACCCTAACGACGGATTACATTCTGATCTATGTAATTACTTGCTCTCCAATCTCCCTGTGATCCTATCTTTGCTTCCATACGTAGTCTTTCAACTCTGAACTGAACATCTAACTTCATCAATCGTGTCTGTTTATTGTCAAATGACATCACACTTACATTAGTAGGGAAACAATTAAATGCAGTCCAACTTGCTGTAACTTTATTTAATCTTGTCTGTCCTATTATTCTCCCTGTAAATGAGTCTGTTGCTCTAAGTATGTCATTAGATCCACCTTCATACTTATCTATGTGTATGTCTGCTGTGTAATCATCATAAAACATTGTTCTATTCTCAGAGTCTCTACTTATAATTTGAATCCAACGATCAAAAACATACCTTGGCCACTGATTTACTGGAACTATGAACTGTATGTTCATCTCTTGTGGTTGTTGGAATGTAGCATACTTTCTTTCAATACCAAAGTTAGTTACACCTCCAGTCATCAATGCTCTTGATGGAATCTTTACTTCATCTGCAAGATAGTCTACAGCATCATTCCACTCATTTAATTCTACTGATCCACCTGGTCCTAAAGTATTAGCAGTATTTGCAAACACAAAACGAGGTGGTTGTATTGTGACCTCGAATAGATTACTCTTCGACGGTCCGTAATTACCTTTTGCTAGAAAATCTTGAAAACCTTTAAAATTTCTCATCTTTTTAGTGCTAACTGCGTTGGCATAGGTTTATCTCTTCCATTAATAGTTACATAAAATTGTTCTAAGGGCATCAAACCTATATCTGCCCAATCAGATTCTGGTATGTCTAATAAAGCACCACGCACTCTATTCCTCAAGTATTTATGCACGGTAAGAGCAAAAACATCACTTGATATAGAATTACCTGCTGCTAATGCTTCACCCATCGCTACACGTTCCTGTGGCATCACATAATGTAGGTTAGCACCCCAGAAATGTTCAGCATCTTCATTCATAATATAAACCAATGGAAACGCATCCCAATGAAACATTTTCTCTTTAAACTTTGGGTTTGGATAGTCAAAGAACACCATCCTACCTACCTGTGGTGAAACATAGGTATTGAGAGCAGTTCTTAACTTGTTTCTCCACCACTGTTTAGTTCTACCACCAGTTTGTTTTGCTTTTATGTCGGTGAAGGTGCTCATACTTGTAACTCTTTCTCGGTTAGTATCATAAATACCATTTGACGATCCTTACAATATTCTCTTGCTGCTTTCCACTTTGCATCATTAACAGCATATGTTCTTACCTCATTCAAATATTTCTTTGTACGTCGCTGTTGTTTCTTAGGTGTCTGTGTCTGCTTAAGAGGTTTGACCTCGATAATAAGTCTCGTCTTCCCCCCAGTTTTGGTCCTTGCTCTGACGTAAAAATCTGGAAAGTAGCGATGAACCCTACCATCAACAGGACTGATGTACGGGATAATAATCTCCTCACTACCCCATTCCTCCACGTTTATATTGCGGTCGCACCATACCATAAACTTTCTTTCCCATAAACTTCTATAAATAATATTAGTAGGATCCCCTTTGTATTTTCCAGGGTAACTTGGTTTGAATTTTCCTGAGTAACTTTTAGTCATAATCAAATGTCATTAGTATATCCGAGATCAGTTCCTGGGAGTTCTCTTTTGCAAAACAGAAGAGATAGTTTCGAGACCAGTTTCGTAGACTATTTAGTAATAAAACACCACTCGTCAACAGATGGTAATCCATATTCTTACATTGGTAACAGTGGTGGATATGGTAGTAACAGTGTGCTTGGTGGTGGTGGAGAAGCAGAAGGTAGTTTAAAAAATACAATTTATTTGTACCTACCACCAAAATTACAAGAACAATACTCTACAAATTATGAAAGAACAACCGTTGGTGCAGCAGGTGTTCAAGCATTAGATGCAGGAGCAACAGCAGCAGCAGGAGGAGACGTAGATATAGTAAGTGCTATTCAAACTACTGCAAAAGCAGCAAAACCTCAGTTTGTTATGGATAAAATTGCAGGTGCTTTAGGTACAATTAATAGTGCACTAGGAGCAAGTGGTTCTAACTTAGATGCTAATAGTGTTGGTGCTTTAGTTAAGAAGAAAATATTTAACCCATACCAAGAAACAACATTCCGTGGTACAAACTATCGTTCACATAACTTTTCTTTCCAATGTCAACCACGTAACAGACAAGAATCAGATGAGTTATATAAGATAATAAACGTTCTCCGTAGAGGAATGTTACCAGAAATGCAAGATGCAGATAAAGCAGAACAAACTGGAGTAACAGAAGGAGGTAATGAGACTGATACTACCCTTGCAGAAGAAGCATTTAGTGGGTCAGCAGCAGGTCGTTGGTTAGGAATACCAGACTACTTTAGACTTGACATCATTCGTATAGCAGGAACACCAAGTGATGATGGTAGTTTAGAACTGAGTGGTGGTTCTCCAAAAGGATTGAAAAGAATTATGCAGTTCCCTACTAAAGTAGTGTTAAAAAATATGAGTATAAATTTATCTCCTGATGGTCCATATAATTCATTGAAAGATGCTTTTGATAGTAATATGGATTACGGTCCTGCTTCTTTCACAATGTCTCTAGTTTTTGATGAGACTGCATTCCTTACTAGAAATTCACTAACAGTGTAATGGCATACTTTAAATACCTACCTAAAGTTTTTGTTAGAAATAAAACCAGAGTCAACGGTTCACAACCATATGAACTGTCTGTAAATATTTTTAGACGTATCAAAATCAGAGATGATTTACAAGGTTCATTACTTGGATTCACTCAGTATGAGATACAAGATGGAACAAGACCTGATCAGGTTGCCTATGAGATATATAAAGATGCAGGTCTAGACTGGGTAATTCTTCTAATTAATAACATTATTAATGTAAATGAAGATTGGCCAATGAATCGTGAAGATTTATACAACTATGTCCTAGACAAATACGGTTCTATCGAAGGAGTAAAGCACTATGAAACAAAGGAGTATAAGAGTCCTAGTCTTGATCTTGTCCTACTTCCTGGTGGGATTACTGTTTCGGAGTCTTACCAATACACGAAACCCGATGGCACCATCCTTCCAAAATCCGAATCTAGATCTTCAGTATCCTACTACTCCTATGAAGCAGCAATAAATGATACTAAGAGAAACATATATCTTTTACGTCCACAATATCTAAATGACTTCATTGCAGAGTTCAAGAAGTTAGCAAGGTATCTTCCTAACATTGAACTAGATTCTTCTAACAATAAGAAAACACAAGGATCTCTTGCTGAAGAATTTATCGGTCTACCCAAGTACAATCGTCCAAGACAGAGCACTGCATCAACAGGTTCTGCATCTGGTGGTGGTTCTTCTACTGCATTAATATCTTCTGGTGGTTCATCAGCAGCGTCGTCAACAACCACGACAACTACATCTACAGGTGTAACATTAAGTACAACAGATTCAAATGCCTCTTCCGCTACAACTTATAATAATACATCATCTACTGACACAAGTTCCTCGTCAAGCAGTTCATCGAGTTCGTCATCAAGTTCATCAAGTTCTTCATCCTCAAGTGGATCAAGTAGTTCTAGTTCTTCTAGTGGTTCTTCTAGTTCTAGCGGGTCTTCGGGATCAAGTGGGGGTGGATACTACGGAGGAGGGTACTAATCCAAACAGTAGTCCAACGCTTTTTTAGCAGTATCTTTTAATCTCGGTCTCTTCCACGAAGCATAAGGAATAGTCACTAAAAATCCCAGAAGATCCGCATCAGGGTCCTCTGGGATTCCTATTGGTTCAACAAAAAATATACCTGCTCTTGCTACAGTTTTCCACTTACCCACATCGACAAATCCCAACCCTCTCAACGCACATTCTAGTTTGAGAGAGTAGCATCCGTCGATTAGTTTCATTTAAAAACACCAGTTATCGTCTTTGTAAATGTAACAGGGAACTCCGTGTTCGTTGTACTCATTCGGTGAGAAGTATGGTCCTCTTCGCCAACCATAGTGATGGTGGTGATGATAATCTCCGTACTCTGGTCTAGGAGCAGGACGATACCAACAGTTCCAACTTTCAAATGTCCTATCAAAAGCACAATGAGAAGGTTCTACTTCAAATTCTCCACTTTTTAATCTAGTGTGTGCTGATGCAACTTGAGGTGTAGCGATTGCTGCTACAAGCATTAAAGGAAAGAGTTTCATAATGTAACTTCATTACCGTGTTCTGTACCTATTCTACCACGAATAAACACATCATATGCAATACATAGTCGCCAGTTTGTAGACTGGTTGCGTTCTGCCCTGTGTACTAACTGTGATGGAAACATCAACAGAGTTCCAGGTTCGGGTAGTATAGAAAATTGTTTAGCAGTTGCAGGAACAAATCCTACTGTGTCTGGTTCCAATGTAGGAACAAAACAGTTCTGATAATGTGCTCCCTTGTTAAAGAACAACCTTCCACTGTCAGGGTTACACATTATATAGTAAACACCACTCATTACAGCGTTGGTATGTGAATGCCAATCACAACTATCTCCAGTTTTATGTGATGCTGCCCAAGATCTTACTATCTCTAGTTCATTTGTAGTCTTAATGAGTAGTGTATTATAGCACCAGTCTTCGATCTGCTTCTGTATCCTGTTGTAAACAGAAGGTAGAAAGTTTAAAATATTTTTTTCTTTTGTAATACTTTTGGTTTCAAACCTATCCCACTCCATTGTATCGAGAATAGAAAGGGTGCCTTCTGGCACCCCAATATTTTCTTCAAAAACAGGAGTTGGAAATAACTCGTGCATCATAAGGGTATCAAACTATTAATCTTCCTCTGCGAGTTTCTGGAAGAAACTTAACGCATCGTCCTCCTCTTCTTTAGCAGCAGGAGTTGTCGCAGACGCAACAGTTTTAGTCGCTGAGAATGATTCAACCTCTTCCTTCCAGTTTGTATTTGGAACAGGGGTTTCCGTGATACTTGGTGCGTGATCGTATTTGTCTGTGTCGAATGACTTTGGTTGAACTGCTTGTCCAAGAACTGCCTTAAGACGTTCATCCAACTGGTCGTAACTTTTGAAATTAGATTCATCAGTAAACTCCTCAAGGGAATAACTGCTGTTATAAATCTCTTCCAACTTAGAATCGTCAAAGTTACCTAGAGTTGATGCTGCATTGAATGATGAGTCATCGTAGTTCCAGTAACCTGCGACCTGCTTGATCTTTAATTTAAAGTCTGCACCTTTCCAAAGATCGAATGGGTTGATCGCGGGTTGTGGATCGTAGTCGTTCTCGTCTGGTTGCATACGTGCTGTAAGTTTATCAAAGATACGCTTACCAAACTTGTATAGAAAGACCTGTCCTTCGTTCTCTGGGTTTAGAGGGTCTTTGATAACATAGATGTTAGCAAAATAGGAAAGTTTTCTTTTTTGTTTACGTGCTATGTCCTTGTCTGCTTCTCTTCCACTATTCCATAGACCAGAATTGTGTGCACAAATAGGACATTTTTCACCTTTGGTTGTAGGACAGTTTTCAATTAACCATCCACCAGGACCTTGAAATGCGTGACTCCAAACCTGTGCCCAAGGTAGATCGCTTGCGTTCTTTTGTGGAACGAAACGAATAATAGCAAAACCATTACCTGACTTATCAACTCCTGGTTTCCATAAACGGTCGTCAGATTGTTTACCGTTGCTGTTCATTTTGTTGATCTCTTTTGTTAGATCAGCAAACTTACCAGAAGATTTTTTTAAACTTGCGAATGACATAATTAGTCTGTTGTTTGTGTGTTGTGTAAAATATACTACCCTATAGGGTAACATAACTATTTAGTTGCGTCAAGTTCCCTTCTCCACGAGTGTAAGCGTTTCTCCATATCTTCTAAGACTTCTTGAATTTGCTTGCCACCACTATAGATTTGAGTCATTTGGTCTATGCGAATCTTGACCTCCGCTGCTTCTTCATCCTCCAATGCCATCAAACATAGTCTACCATAAAAGATCTTTTGTTTAGCAATTAGTTCTAAAGTTTTAACGATGTGTAACTTCTTATCTTCCTTCTTCATTAAAGGAAATCTAACTGACAAATCATACAAATCTTTATAGAGTTGTTGCATATTCTCCAACTCTTCTTTAATTACTTCTGATTCATAGAATGGGTTGGTCATAATGGTAACACTCCTCTGCTAGTTTTCTTTACGTAATTTAATTGCTGTGCATTATATTTAATCTTATCCTTGAGTGGACGAGAAATTAATTTGTTTACAGTTTCAATCTCGATGTCATATTCATCGCAGACAACTACAACTGCATCAATATAATTGGTAAGTCCATTGCTATTTTTAACAACATCCTCTACCATTCCTGAGAATTTCGCTTGTGTCATAAATTTGTCTTTAAATTCTTTCATTTGATTGTAGACATAAAGTCATCGATGTATGATCTGAGAAGGTCATAGTAGTGATCTGGATTCTTTTCAAAGACTTGAACAGTTCCATCTTCTACTGCTACGATCGTGACTATTTTATTGATGGGAACACCACATCTTTCATAATACATAACTGCGTAAGCAGTTTCTTGAACAAAGTAATTCTCAATCCATATTTCTTTCTTAGGTTTAGTTGATGTCTTAAAGTCAATGACAGATAGTTCTCCATCAAACTCTGCTATGCAGTCAACGCGACCAGAAATGCGAAGATAATCACTGAAGAGACAACTCTCCAAAAGGTGTATGTTATTGATCCTATTAAGTTCCTCACGGGAGGACTGAAAAAGATAAGTAGCAAGAGGATTAGTTTCATCGAAAGATACTTCTTCGTTCTTCAAATAACATTCTACCATAGAATGAAACTTATTGCCACGTGATGCAGCAGCAGTTGAAATTTTTGTTGCTTGCTTTTCACCGACACGTTTCCTCCATTTAATAATAGAATCCTTCTTACGATGACTTGTGATAGTCGTGATAGAAGGATACCATTTGTTTTCTGCAACTTCATAGAGTCTTAAACCAGACTTCTTTGTCACAGAATTTATTTCATAGATAGGTTTCGGAGGACCTACAGTTTTAAATACAGTTTTAGAGACCAAGATTCACCTTTGATATTAAGTATTCTCTTACGAGACCTGACCTAACAATGTCATCAATACCAAATTCAACCGTATCAAACGATGGCATTGTCTGCAAGATCTTCATAAAGTCTAGGACTCCATTACGTTCATTGCTCTTAATTAAATCAGATTGTGTGTAGTCTCCTGAGAAAATGATCTTAGAGTTCTGACCCACACGAGTTATTATACTATCTAATTCGTGAAAGTTCAAGTTACTAAACTCATCTACTATGATGACACAATTATCTAATGTGGTTCCTCTGATAAAAGAGGTAGACCAAAATGATATTGTCTCTTGTGATCTTAAGTTATCATATAACATTTCAAATGCAGCATCATCAGGCATCTGAAACATATACTTTACCATATTTTTATATGGTATTTGGTATAGATTTGATTTGTCCTCGTGATCTCCAGGAAGGAAACCAATCTCTCTTGTAGGGACGAGAGACCTTACCATATATACTTTTTCATATGGACTTGTAGGTTCTAATACTTCCTTGAGTGCAAGGTACAAACTAATAAAAGTTTTACCAGTACCCGCAGCACCGTGTAAAACTAAATTCTTTCCTTCAGCATAAGACTTGAAGACTATTTCTTGGTTGTCCCCAATGGGTTCGATCACCTTGAGGTGATCCATATTAATAGGTTTCTTTCTTCTCATAAATTTAGCACTTCTGCTGTTGTTTTGAGAGGTTGTCTTTCGCTTTTTGACAGGCATAATTAAGTGTAGTTAGACAAGTTTGCAGCGGGGTGTTCTGACTGAATCTTCTGCATCACTTCTTTAAATCCATCAGATTGTTTTGGTTTACCATACATTGTTGCAGGTGCTTGATTACCAAAATACCTTTCCATCTCTGGGTGCTCGTCTTTGTATTTATCGAGTTCTGCCATAGACATCTTTAACTCGATAATCTCTCCAGTTTCTTTGTTTTTAAAGTCGTATGAGGGCATTAATGTTTACGTAGTTTTTTAGTTTTGTGTCTGATGTATCTGACTTGAACATTAATTAAGTTAAGTCGTGCTCTAATTATAGCATACTTTAGTTCTAGTTTCACGTATTCTATAATTTTATAGAACGGATCAAACCCATCGGTGATAGCGATGAGCATTACAACTAATAAAAAAGTATAGAGTGTGTACATTAGTCTATTCTAAGACAGGGTTGAAGGTCTCGCCAGTAATCGTCTTCGGGACAATCACAATCTTGTTGACACCACCCTAATGCTTTAGAAATGGTAGGAAAGTTACAAACAAAATGGTCTTTGCATAACTGTGCAATGTCCATATGCTCTTTCTGTGTACCGTGTCCAGTTCGTAGTTCGATATAGTGTATCCAAGAACGAAGTGAACCTGTCATATAGATACGAGTCGGTGTTGCCAATGGCAATACAAATCTCGCACATTCTTTTGCCACACCTTTCTTTAAGAGCATAGCATATACATCTTGAGCATCTTTAAATAACTCTTCAACAATGTGATTCATCTTACGTACTTCATCAGGGTCAAGATCATCAATAGAATTTTGACGATTCTTATCATCCTGACGACGTAGATCTGGTACAGGAATCTTATCTGTCAACAGATTTGTGTCTGCATATCTTTGAGAAAATTCCTGATAAGTAAATGAACGATGCCTTAATATTTGTGCAGCGATTGCTCTTGTTGTATTAATTTCAAGAGTCATTGTTGCTTGCTCAAACACAGACCAGTGACCGTGCTTAATACAATACTCTAATAGTTTTTCAACTTTAGGATTGTCTTGGTTATTAGGATTAGATACTCTTGCGATGTATCCTATTGTCTTCTCAGCATCAGGTGTTGTGCTTACTAAGCAAACTGATGCGTGAGATAAGGGTTTCATTGTACTTGTCATTGACGAAAACATCTAGCGATTATAAGGATAGCAAATGATTGGATGTAATTTATAGTTGCCAATCCAAACAGAGTTGGAGCAACAAAGTTCCACGCAAACATTAGAACTAGAGGTGTCAAAAATACTGTGCCAATAAATTCACCAACTTGTTCTGGTGTTACTGTAACCTTAGTATCCTTTGGAGGTTCTTCCTCTGGTTTTTTAGGTTCCTGTATCTTATTGACGGTGTAAATCGTCATCTTCTTTTTCTTTTGTTTTTGGTCTCCCTCTTTTCTGCTTCCTGTTGGTTTTTCCATAATTTAGGGTTGACTATACCTTGTGATTGTCTGAACCATTTGAAGTCCTTCTTATACTTATCATAATAATAGTCAAACATCTCCACTTGAGACTGCGGTATGGCAATATCATAACATTCCTGCCCATTTTCTATGTAATGAACAAGATATGCTGTGTATGGTAATGTTTTGTCGTTAGCATCAGCAACCTGACACTTCTCTTTTAGGACGTTCAATGTATTCAACTCCGATTACCCCACTGAATTGTAGGGAATGCTTCTTGGACAACTGCTTTAGTAATTCTATAGCGTTTGCCAAGTAGTTTGTCTTTTACAAGGCATAAAACCTTTGCTTCATCTTCGTGTAACCCTTCTAACATTTGGATAAACATATTCTCTTTCTTCATAGAAGGAAGATTGTCTGCTCCACCCTTAATAAAGTAGTAGAATTTACGTGCTTCTTTCTCAAGAAGTGTATGTTCTGTACCCATAGGTGCAGGGTTTGGTCTGTAAGGTACATCACCTTCTGGTAATGCTGAAACTACAGAGTCATCGTAGTTCCATATGAATAGAGAACGTAGTGCTTGACTATTATTCTCTTGAAGGATTTTCACCTTCTGTGATTTTGTCTTTGCATTGTGTGCTTTCTGCAAAATCTCTGCAATAGTAAGTTTCATAACTTAAAAATAGTTTACTGCTGACACTAGGTCATTCAATTCATTCTCTTCAAAGTAAGAAGAGAGGTCGCTCCTGTTAGCAGGAACTAAGGATTCATATGTATCTATAATCTTTTCACTTACGTCTTTTGGAATATACTCAAAGTCAATTAGTTTACGATTACGTTCATACTGATCCATAAGTTCTGGTGTAGTACAGAAGTCTTCTGGACTTTGCGTAGACCACTTTGCAATTAATACTTTGCGTAATGGTTTCTGTCTGCGTCCTTCAACCAAGCAACTATCATCAGATAAGAAGTTTGGAATACCATCAGATCTATCACCCTTAAGGATGTGCTCTGAGATATACAGTTTAGGGTCTAGTCCTTCTACCCATTTCTTAAGACAAGGATTGTATTGATCTACATATCCATATCTTTTAAGTTGAATGAAGTCTTTATCTCCAGAGAGTATTAAAGTCTTCACTGGTGGTTGCATATTGTTTTGCAATCTTATGTTTGCAAGACCTTGTTGTTTACAGAGAACAGCGATGATGTCATCTGCTTCTGCACCCTCAACCTCTACAACTTTGTACGGTAAATGTTTTAAGAACTCTGCCTTAAGTTTATTAAGGAGTTCAAAAATATTATCCCAGTTATGTTTAGACTTTTCTCTGTCACGTTTACGTGTACCCTTATAGTGAGGGAACTCATCACGTCTCCAGTAATGTCTGTTGTCATAACAGAGAACAAATTCTCCGTACTTTTTCTTAAACTCTGACCTATAGTTAAGCAGAGAATTAAGAACCATATGTCGGACTAAACCTTCTTGTAACTTCTCAGTCTGTGAAAGCGAAACCATAAGGTTTGCTATCATCACCTGATTCATATCTACAAGAATCATTTTTAGTCATCATCTTCGTCATCTATTATATCATTTTCTTCATTCAAACGCAAGTACAGTAGTTCTTCGGGGTCTACTCTGCCATCATCAGTCAGCATTTCTGGGTGAATAACTGCTTTTGCATACGCTGCACTCTCAAGATAAGTGTCAACATAATCTTTTACATACCAAGCAATAACAGCACCCATCAGGAACGCTCCTATGATTAATGATGCAAAAATAACCGCTTGTTCTGCCATAGGAAACTCCTTGTAATTAAAATTATTTAGACTTTTTTTTGCGTCCAGGTCTACGAGTTTGCTCGTACTTCCACGCATCTTCTAATAGAGCATACAGATACTTGTGTATCTTTCTTGCTTGTGGTTTAGGGATATGTCCAAAGGATTCTCTTAGGTATGGATCACCACCCTTAATGTACCCTTCTAATTCCAAACACATCTCTGAAACGCTTGCTGCTGTGCTGCTCTCGATGAACTCTGTTACTTCTCTTCGAGTGAATTTCTGTGCTTCTAGTAGAGGGTAGACCTTCATTAAGAATCTACCTTCACCCATTGCAGCATCCATTGCCCTCTCAACTAGAGAACAAAGTTCATCAACTTTGTTCTGTTGGTTTATCATTGTAGTCAAATAATACCTCTTGATTTAAAATGTGAGATTGATTCATTGCAACCACCTGTTTTCTGTCCGTCTACGACTAACTGTGGGAAGGTGGACCCACTACCAAACTCTTGATAGAACTGGTCACGTGTGAAGTTTTCGTTGAGTATGTACTCACGATAACTCCAACCTTTTAAATTGTAAAACTCTTTAATCTTTGAACAGTAAGGACAACCTGGTCTGGTATAGATTGTTGTATTGTTTGGTTTCATTAGTTAAGGTGAACGTTGAATGCGATTGAATAACGAGAAAGATCTGTGTTGTTCTTTTCCGTAGCGTGTTCTAACCACGATGGAAATAGTATAACAGATTCTGGAGTGGGGTCAAAGTAAATACCTTCCTCAGTTCCAAACATACACATCTTAGCATATGGATTTGGATTGTAAAATAGTATTCCTCCCATCTCAGGTGTGGTTCGATGATAATATACACCAGATACCTGATGACCTGCGTGTGTATGTCTTTGTTGTGACTTACCTTTACCTACTACATTGATCCACGATTGTGAGATAGTCCAAGATCCTCTCAATGGTTCTATGTATGCTGAGGCACTATCTGGAACAGGTAATTTTTGTGAACCCACATATTTTTCTATTGCTTCACCTAGAAATGACTCAAGGTTTGGCATAGGATGTTTCTTAAACATCTGTAATAAATGTTGCTTCGCGTGAGTACCGTGTAAAGTTTCTTGCAAAGCATAAGGAGACAGATATGAACTGTCAGACCAGTCACCTGTCTCCTCTAAGTATTTGATTGTATTGTCTATCTCCTCTACTATCTTAGCGTCACTATGTTGTGATGGAAATATCTCAGTTGGGAATAGTTGCATTACTAAGTTCTTCAATTCGATAATGTCTTGCAAGTTGTTGATCTAAACCAAAGATCTCTACATCTGCGTGGTCTGGTGCATCAAATATGTATGTCTCGAATGGCATCACTACTTTCTCTAACCAAAAATCTTTTGCCATACATTTAAAAATGATCATCCTATCTGTTTCATTTCTATAGGAGTAACTATTCATCCTGTAACTCCTTTAGTTTCTGATGACAATGATCAATGATCTCTTGTCTATAGAACATCAGTTCTTCAAAACAATCTTGATTGTGTGCACAGGATCTTAATTTAGTATCAGGTTTGTGTAGACTCTCTATCAGCAGGGTCAGTCCCCTCTGCTTCTTCTCTGATTCCTGTGTCATAGTCACCTTGTGTTTGTTTCTTAACATTATATATGGAATCATCTAATTTTGCAAGTTCTCCAAGTAAACTTTTTTGATATTTCTTTTCCTTCTTCATTTTTTTACGAAGAGTCTCAGGATCATCCTTATATTTTGTACCTATTTTTACGATACGTTGTAGTTCATTGTGTGATTGCTTTAGTCTTCTATCCCAGAAGGCATCTTTGTTTAGAGGGGTCATACTGCGTCGTCAATAATGAATCTAAATTGTCTGAAATGTGCATTTCTAGACCTACTACTATTACTATACCACACAGTTGAGTTTCTGTCGTGTGATGATTGATATAATCCCCACTTAGCAGTTCTAGTATTAATAGATGTCTCTGAGTTATTTAATCTTATTCTCTGAGGTAAGATTTTTTCTTGTGGATAATATGGAGTTGTAGTCTCTGCACCTTCATTGTTTATAAGTTTCTCATCTCTTACAGGAAACTCCCAAGTAAATTCCATACCGTCAGCATACCCTTGACCTGCATTTAAAATAGAATCTACTGTCCATCTGAACTGGTATCCTTTCAAAGTCTCAGGTGCTGTTTGTGTATCAGTTTCTTTATAAATTAACTCTGCTCTCATTCGTAATTTCATTCCATTAGTTCCTTCTAAATCAAAGTCGTGATAGAAATAGACAGGTTCTCCTGCTGCATTTTTTCTCTGCCAGTATTGTACTAGAGTAGCAGGTTCTCTATACATCATTGTTACCGCTGATGATGTATCCTCTACACTCACAGTAAATAATTTCTCTACAAGATCACTGACTTGACTGTCAAAGTAATTTGATGTTGGTGAACCTGACGCTATTAGAATAGCAGGTGATGGTAAACCATATGCACCAACGTCATTATTTTCATTAAGTGTTCCGAATGATAATTGATTTACAGCACCACCAGAAATACAAGCAGCAGTGTCAAGACTGTTTACTACAATACCTTGTCTGAATATTGTACCAAGAGTTTTGTCTTTACCTACAAAGAATTTTTCTAATTGACCTATCCTATATCCACCACTACCCATATCAATGATACTTTCTACACGGAATCTCATACCATTTGTTACTGACTCATACCTAATATTAAGTGACATTCCACCACTACCAATAGATCTGACAATGTAACCTGTACTATCATCATCTGTTCTTACTTGGTTCACGTGTGTAGGACGTGGTGTAACTGTCAACCAGTTATTTGTAAATCCTCCACCACTTGACCACGCAGACACTGTATTACTTGAATTATTTACATCATACAATGAGAATGATCCAGGTACACCACAGTTCAAATTAATATCTGGAACGTTATGTGATGTTGTTGTAAGTTCTACTCCAAATATATTAATGATTTCTTTTGTACTTTCATTGTGTAAAGCAAAGTGTGGTGTAACTGATGCGTTATAATGACCTGCTTCAATACTAGCAACTCTAAATGTAACATCATCACCTCTAGCAATATCAAAAGTATGTAAAGGTGTACCTATCTTTGTCCACTCATCTACGTGTGCTTCATCTTCAAAGATCATTACATTGTTTTTATACAGTTGATACTTGAATACAGTACAGTCACCAATACCACCTGTCATACCACCGTGTGATCTCAAACTTATAGTTCCATCTTGTATAGCAGTAATTGTTTGTGCGGTGTTATGTTTGGTCATATATTCACCTACACAATTACTACAACCTGATACTACTGAATCACCTTCTGCAACTTGACCACAACCAGTACGTGCCATTTCCATATTCTTAAATCCTGTAGGATCAAACATATAATCTTCACAAGATTTAATAGAACCTAACTCTCTAAACTCAGGTTCTACTATCTCTTTAAATACATAACCTGCAATACCCTCATAGTACCAAGGAGATCCATTGTAACTCATACGGTATGAAATTTTCATATCGTCATAGTCATCATCACCATTCAATAAATCTTCCCACCATTGCCACCAACGTGATGTCCATTTTGTAAAGTTTTTATTATTCCAGTTTAGTCTTCTCTCACTAAACATACTAAGGTTTTGTTCTGCTGAATTTAGATTAGTTCTCCAACCGTTACTTGTCTGAGAGAATGTCAATAGATCATTCTGTGCTACAGAACTACCATTAGCAGTGTAACCATTAGGAATCATAACAAATCCTATTTTACAAGGAGCGTATTGATTTAGAATTGTTTTTGAAATTGTATGTGATAGGTATCCAGTAGCGTCTGTAGCATTAGGAAGAATGACTTGACCATATGCAGGGTTGTCATTTGTATCAGTAATATAATATCCAAAAGTATTTTTATATGCTGCACCACCACGTTGACAATTAAACTCAATTAATATATCAGCATCAACCTGACCTGCGATATTATAAAATCCTCCTGTCAAAACAGGTTCTATTAACTCTCCACCAATAGGTGTTAAAGAATATCTATGATCACCTGATGTAGGATTCCAGTATCTATGTAAAGTTGATAGTTGTTCTCCATCACCTAGGGAACTAATCCCGTCAATTTTCTCACGAAAAATGTAAGAAATAACATCAGTTCTAGATCCCATACCATAAGCATCCATAGATGATTGCTCTGCCTCTGGGTTCATAGTCAACATAGTATCTGTTTGACTAGCACTATATGAAACGTAAAGAGGATTTGATCTAGGTTCTTGTTTATTATGTCCGTAAAATATAATGCTCGATGATGTGTAACTATTATCAGGAGGAGTAGAATTTAAACTATAGTGATGGTTTGTAGGTGACACGTGTTCATATACTGCTCTACGTTCTGGAACACAATTCTTTACACATACTTTGTTAGATGTTCTATTAAAATCTTGAGTGAAAAAGTTTTCACAATCTGGATTGGGAGGTTTCCAATCACCACCTGCATATGGTTTGAGCATACATTCAATATGATCAAACATACAATCAGGTATCTCACCTATATCTTCATCACAATCTACCTCTGAGGATGGGTTATATGGATCGTTAAAGCACTCTGCACCAGAGTTAGCATCTCTAGGGTCTTCAAGTTCTATTTTAATTTTACTCGATACACCTATGTCTTCCAATCCAAGACCTTTTAAATGATCTACAATATATCCAAGGTCTAACTCTAATGGTCCTAGATTTTCAAGACCTGTATCAGGTTCATCAAAGTTAGGTATGGTCTTTGTTGATTGTGAAGGGTAACATTGACCTACCAAGTTTTCTATTATCTGATTTACTGTTGCATCAGCAGGAGTACCATCACCTTTTATATTTGAACCACCGCCACCAGAAGGCACCTCCTGTGGACCCTGAGACTGGTCGTCTGAAGGGTCACAGTTTTGTTGAAACCAACCGTTGTCACCTGACATATCTTTTTAGTTATTTATTAAGGTATGTAGGTGGTATATGATGATCATTCCAATGTCTAATGTTACCACCAACAATAAAACAGTTTGTGATTATGAGTTGTAAAAAGATAAAGGTTCTTATCATAGCAATGATGTCTGCTTCTCTATCGTTCTTACCTGATTTGTCTCCGAGTGCCTTTGCCCAGATTCTCCAAAGTTTTTTCATCCGTATAAATGTACGTTATAAGTTTTTCTAGATGGAGGATACTTTGGTTTCCTCTGCTTGACCGCTTTGTAAATGCGTAGTAGTAGTTCTGTATTTACCATAGAATATATTATAACATAAAAAAAGGACCTGCAAAACACCAATAAAGCAGATCCTTTTTTAAGATTGAAAGGGAGGTTGGATTCCTGTGTACCAACAAATAACGGGCATTACTACAGAAGTAAAATACGTTATTGCCTGAGTCCTACTTGGTTGAGTAGTTCTGCCATTCCTGACAGCGAGCACCACCTCTGACTCATCACCTTAACTAGCGGTTGCCAGTAAGTTTATTCGGTCACTCCCACGTCGCGTCCGACTCTATTAATATAGCAGACTCGTCACAGGTTGTCAACCCCTTATGAAAATTAATATGTAATGCTTCGATGAAGACAAGAGACCCTACGATAATTAGATTACATACGGTCAGAGGATGAGTAAGATATTTCAAGGCATAAAAAAAGACCCCTACTATGTAGAGGTCTAGTATCTCGAACAAATATATTTATCCGATTGAAGGTGCTGTTAAAGCAACTTCTGTAGTCTCAGCAGATGCTAAGTCTAATGGGAAGTTGTGAGCGTTACGCTCGTGCATTACTTCCATACC